ACGGGTTGTGTATCCCAAAATCCGTGCATTTATTACTTAAGTGACATAGCTTTTAAGCTGGCTTAAAGTTTTACATACAATTATACATATAATATCATGTCTCTCGAACAAGATTACACAACTGTTCCCGGTCAACTCTACGCGTGCCTCTCTGTGGTTGGTCCAGAAGCCCCACAGAAGAATGATAAGTTTGGAATTAAGATCCGTGGTACTTTTGCGTCGAAGGATGAAGCCGCGAATCACGCCAAGCGTCTTCAAAAGGAAGATGCCACGTTTGATATCTACGTCGTTGACATGTACAAGTGGTTGTTAATTCCACCGGATCCAACTGCGATTGAGGATGTTCACTACACCGACCAAAAGCTTGAAGAAATCATGGTTGGATACAGAGAGAATCAATCCCAAGCGACTCGCATGTTCCAAGAACGCAAGCAAGGTATGATGAGTTCTACGTCTCACATGACCCCGGGTGATGACAACTCTCGATTCTACACCAAGCCCGACGAACCACCAGTCAGTCACCCAGCTGAAGTCCTCGAGCGTCTCCAAAAGGAAAAGCCAGACGCTCCAATTGAGGAGCTCGTCAAGGAAGCGGATGCCATTGTTGCCGCTGAGATTGAAGAACGTCGCAAGTTCCGCGAGCAACATACCGAGACTGAATCATCCACGGATGCAAAGATTGAAGAGTCCACAGAAGAAGGTGAGCCAGAGGTGTCGTCTGCGTAAATGAAATAAAATATAACCTAATTGTAAAAAGAAATGTTAACTATATTAATCACCGTCATTTTGACTAGTGCATTCTTTATTTTGTTTTTTAATCCAGAACTTAAAGTAAAAAACAAAACAGAGGAAACGGAGGAGGTGAGTACTATAAAGGGTTTTGTAGAAGATACGTATAGAGGTCCAGTGACAGACCGCTTCATACCACCAAAGGTTGGTGCGATTGGTACATTTGTTGGGTACTCAAGTGTATCTGAGTATGACTGGTTGCATGGTTTTCCCCATGAAAAAGCCAAGTAGGAACACCGCGAACGCTATAATCCAAGTGGACTTCTCGACATTCGCGAATATATCAGTACTAGTAGCTTGTGGTTGATTCTGGTACATCATATCATGATGTGACATCTGAGGTTGAAAATAATACGGGTCCTGTTGTTCTTCCCGTTGGTATGTATTATCTTCAATCTTATCATCTTTCAATGAATCAATCGATGGATCATAATCAATAGGATTTCCTATATCTGTTTCCATTTTTTAATATAGCACGGGATCTTTTTAAGTCTATTCTTCCTCGCTCTCATCATCCACAACGAACCCCTCCAAATTGCCATTCTCATCCTCGTCTTCGTCGTCGTAGTCACTCTCACTCCCAGAGTAGATCTCGTCGTCTGTGTCGATATCAGAATCAAAGTCAGTGTCGTGTTCGTCTTCTGCGTAATCGTCTTCTAATACATTTTCAGTGGGCTTGAATGTGACGGGCTTTTTAATAATTCGTCCAGATCTTGTTCTGGTATCTACCATTTTTATATAAATAAAGACTCTTGTTTAAGTATCTTTTCATGTATTTCTTCAGTGTATTCTGGTTCAGCGTATAATGCAAGTTCTTCAAGGCTGTATATAGCTTTTTTTAGAAACTCCTTGGACTGTGTGTCTCTGTACAGTTTCATATTGTCAAGATATTCCTTGTAAAGTTCTGGATGTACACCCGAATACATATGAAATGGATCAACTTGGGGTATTGGCTCTTTATGTTCAATCTCATCAACAAGTTTGTATACCATATATAAAGTGGCGCCAATCAGAATGAGTGACATCTTCTGATAGTATTGCTTATTTTTTTCAACTTGGATACAACCCTTTGACAACACTTGTACTTAATATATGTGTTCTCACATTGGACTTCTTACATGCCGGACATTTCTGATTAATCTTGTTCTTCTTGATTTCATATGACATTGTAATACCATCGTTGTGTGTACCTTTGATATTTTCACAATAACTTGAGGTTGTGAGGGCTATGAAATTATTATTCTGTCTGGAGACACTAATCACTCGTGTGTCTTTCTGACCATCAAGAAATCTTTGGATAAATGATTCCAATTTGGGTTTCACATCAACATGTTTGACTTTTGGTTTATCTTCAAACTTTTTAATCTCTGGACATTTTTGAATATCACTCTTTTGGGGATACAACTTGTCCACAATTTTAGAATGAAGTTCATGTTTGCGTCCATAAAAATCTTTACAAAACCCGTCGCGTCTTCCTCGTATGGTTTCACATCGACAAAAACATTTTTGTGCAATAACACGACCACTGATATAAAACCAAATGTGATTTGAGCCATGGGCTCTCTTCAGATTTTCACAATACTTTGAGTTTGTTGATACGAGATATGTATCTTTGTGTCTAAAGAGTTTTGTGATTATAGCCCCACCTTGACCCTCCATATTTTTCTGAATAAAATCCTCGATCATAGATCTCAACTCTTCATCGTGGAGTTCATCTTTTGTCTGTGCGTCTGTAAACGTACCCTCCTTGATCACAACAGATGGATGTTCCACCACGACATTCTGTGGAGCATCGGTGCGAACCGCTGACATTTTGAGAATATCGAGACATGGTTGCTGATCGATTCTCATCAATGTACTCAAGGGTCCGTGTTTATATATGAAAATGGGGAGATAGGCGACTTGAATATTTTTACCCGTCCCATCACACTCTGGACACCCCTGGCCATTGCATGCGTTATGCTTTGCTAATTTATGTGACCAAGGCATTCGGAGACCACTCCCCTTGGTTCGTCGTGTGAGATTTCCGTATACAGAGAGATCTATAATTTCATTCCAATCGAGAGACCCTTTGGCTCTCGTGAGGGCGACGAGGATGTGTTCCCGGAGTGCAAGCGCCGATGCCTGGTCCACCGCAAGATCTGGCCAATTGAGATGCACGCCAGTTTTTGTGAGTTGTCCAGCTTTTTTGGGTGGTGATACAGAGATCACACATTCTTTACCACCGTGTCGCTTCACTTTATCACATATGATTTTACAAATGTCACGGATTTCATCAATCGTGAGAGATCTGTCATCTTTGTAATCGATGTCTACAAAAAAGTTATACACTGGACTCTTCTGCTCAACCACGAACAGTTTTTCACCAGACTTTACAGCTTCTATATACTTTTCATAAAACTCATTCAATCTATCAAAAGGCACGGAAAGGACTCCACCGTCCATGAGCACATGTGATAGATTGGTTGCATTGTTAAAATTTTGAGATGCACACCAACGTTTAAACATTTAATACTTACCAATGTATGGTGTCTATTCTCTAAACCGACGTGTACAGGATACATCTGGATACTCGTACGTTTCTGAGATAGTCTTCTTCACCGTGAGAAGTTCACACACTGTTTTTTCTTCATTTTCTTTGAGCCATTCTTCAACTTCTTCGTCACAGAGTCCTCGGTTCGTTCTGAGGAGTTCTCCAATCTGCATTAAGATGTAAGCCTTTGACTTCATTCTATTTAATAGAAAATGTTTTTCTATTGAGGGAAGTTACACACGCGTAAAATTCTGGATTCTTCAACACATTATCAACAATCAACTTCCAGCGTTTACGTGTATTAAACTCTTCAAGAGTATCAAAACTCATATAATCATTTTCGTCAAATGTTTTTTTTATTGGTTGTTTTTGAATCTTCTTTAGGTTAGTCTTTTGCTTTTCTTCATAAAACTTTTTAACGAGTAATTGTTGTTCATTTTTTTTATAGTCGACGAAAAATACAAATACATTGTACTCAAGGTCGACGGTCGGACTTTCTTTAACTGTAAACTTGTACGTGGTATATTCACCACTCTTGAGGGCGACTACACCCCGTGTCTCTTCTTCTAACTCTCTGAGGGCACACCGGAGAGGATTAAAGATTTCTCGTCTCCGGCACCCACCCGTCACAAATATCCAATCCTTAAATCGTCGATCTCTCACGGTTAGAAATTTGGGCTTGTCATCAGCAAAGCTGACAGGTATTGCAATAGCCTTGTATTTTTTCATTGCGCATTCGCAAGTTACAATAAGTGAATATGTTTATTCCTCACTTTTTCCTTCCTCTTGAGGTTCTTCGCTGGCCCCCTCAGTCTCAATTGCTGGTGCATTAAGTTGACGCACGAGATGCTCTGAGAAGTTCTTAAAGTTGTCAATATCCTGTTTCGTTTTGTTCATTTCCCTGAACAAAAAGATAACAGCGAGTGCACAAATAATAGTACCAACGGTGAGCATCGTCTCGCGATCCATGATTAACATTATACTCATATAAGGTGTCTTGTTTTTAAGTAAGAACACCCATCTTGGCCTTTCCTGGTAAAGGGCATTCATAGGGACTCTGGGCAAATTGCACGGCTTCGTAATGCGTAGGTTCACACGAACGATCGGTTGGTGGTGTGGGCTGACCAACAAACTTTTCAAGCGTCCTGGACTTGGGGTCGTACGACAATACAAAAACGATGGCGAGGAGGAAAACTACTTTCCAAAGCATTATTTATTAATTAGTTAGAATATAAAAGTCCGCCCATACCGTTCTCGATACGGAGGACATTGTAGTTGACCGCGTAAATATCCTTGGTGCATTCTGTAGCGCTGCTGATAATACGGGCGGAGTCGAGACGAGAAAAGTTGAGAGAACCAGTGGGTTGAAGCTTTGCAGATTCAAGGCAGAATGGGTACACGAACAACTTCTTCGCGGTGCTACTGTCACCGTTCGATGTGTAGTAGTAGAGGGGTACGGTCGTAAAGTTTGGATCCGCAAACTTGAAGTCGGCGACATCGGTACCGTTAATTTGGAGCTTGAGCTTGTTACTGTCATCGAGGATAGACAAATTCGCAGAATCCGCCGACGCCAAGTACTTCACTGGGTGATTGAAGTTGAGCTCCTGGATCTTAGAACCCGAGGCAATCGCCTTTTGGATTTGGGTCATGATCATGTTTTGTGGTTGACCAGCGAAAACTTCGCGTTCCTGGGTATCCAAGTACGCATAGTTGGCGTACACATCCCACTTATCAGTCTCCGCGGTGGTACCCCACGTGATACGGAGTTCTACGTCGTGGTACTGGAGGGAGATGAGGGGAAGAGCGGATTGCCAGTTCTCGCAGAACGAGAATCGGAGGGGGTAGAATCGGGAAGTCACACCCGAGCCATTGAGACCACCGCTGATGGACTTCGACGAGGACGTCGAAAAGAGGGTGGGGGCAATGAGCGTGGAAAAGGTAGAATCTTGTTCATCGACAACTTGACCACCAATGAGGAGTTCGACCTTGGAGATCTTGGTGCGCCATTCTGCGTCAGTGTACCCAATGGTCTTAGTCCCGTCATTTGGGACCAAGTAGACATACCCTAAGAGATCACCCTTGCGTTCGAAGCGCACGGTGGACATTCCACCGTTTGAGACATTACCCTGGATAACTTGACGTTCCACGGTTTGGGAGAAGTTTGTGTGACGTTTGTACGTAGATCGGAAAAAGCTGACCTCAGGTTGACCAACAAGGTGGACGTCCTGAGCGCCAACAGCTACGAGTTGAGCAATACCACCAGACATTTTATAGTATAGCGAGAGTTTTTTTTAAGCTTGACAAAGTAATTAGGCATTTTCAAGGGCTGTGATACGAGCTTCGAGTGCGTCGTTTCTTAGCTTCTCTGATTGGAGTTGTGTTTCAAGTTCTGTTATTCTTAATTTATCGGCTTGCTGTTGTCTATCAACTTCTTGAAGGGCTGCGGTAGCCACGGTCCAAATGGCTTCCTTTTTTACAAATATGAAATCATCAACTTCTTGTCCGTACACGAACAGTTGCGTACCTGGGTATGTTGTCGTTGTTTTTGTGTAATCTTGGACGACTTCTTCATAGCCCGTGGTATCTTCCAACGCATTGTATTCTTCAACGGAGACCACAACGTTTGCGTTTTGATATCCAGTTATGTTGGCAACATACCTCGATTTATCTTCAAGTGCTTCGTATTCCTCGGGGGTGAGTGTTGTAGTCGTGATTTCGGTAATGGCGTTACCCGTCTCATCAACAGAACCAATCCAATCACTCAAATCCTCTTCCACACGAATGGTGTGGTCGTCTATCACTTCCGCCAAGTGGACGTCATGGTCTTCACCGTCAATGCCCTTGGTTCTAATGAGCGTGGTCGCATTAGATTCTAAATTGGACGTATTGAAGTTTGTGAATGTAATAACATTTGACTGTGAGACATTTGCCAATTCATAAATGTTTGGTAAGACATCTTGTCTCAATTGCGTGGCGTACGGAAGTATGTCTCTGACCTCCTGGGCGATGAAGCCCCACACAGGTTCTTGTCCTCGGTTGATTTCGTCTTTGTATTGATACTTTTTGGGTTTGAGGAGACGCAAAGTTTCCAAACATTCGGCATCATCGGCGTCCACGATGTTCTTCTTGATGCGTTTGTCTGATGCGTTGAGTGTTCCATTTGTAGCTATAAACCCCTCGGTGCTATGTACCCACCCCTGTGAGTAAATACACATGTCTCCCGAGCCCGGTGAAGTATCGTACGTAAGAGATGTAGCGCCACGATAAAAATATGATCGCTGTGTTGACCCTGTAACAGAACCATTACTTACACGATACACAGCTAATGAACACCCTGGATTCGTCGTCCCAATGCCGACTTTGCCTGCAAAATACGCATTCTTTGAATTGCAATCTATAGCAAATAAGTTAGTCCAATTATCTGTTTTTACACCAAATTCTTGGGTATTTGCTGTATGTATGGCTATACCTTGTCTTCCAAATACACCCTTTGAGGGGCCATGAACACCAATAGATGTGCTAGTAGCACCAAAACTTATTGCAAATAACTCATCGTCTGAAAATGAACTACTCGAACCAAATCGTAATCTTGGGGTATAACTAGATGGTTTAAGTATGTCTAAAGACAC